GATCTATGAACCTACTTACTATAGAGTGGCAGAACCGTGGCATTAACATGTGGACGGTAGACAGCGGCACTATTGATCTAGTCAAAGGCCAGACTACTCCCTACGACCTTCCCGCCGACACCATAGATTTATTAGAACATCAAATACGTACAGGTAGTGGAAACACAGCCACTCAGTCCGATCTCACTATAAACCGTATTAGTGTAAGTACGTACGCGTCTATCCCTAACAAGTTAACACAAGGAAGGCCCATACAGCTTTATATAGAGCGGTTACGCGACCATCCAAAAGTTAACGTGTGGCCGATACCAGATAGAAGCGACTACAAACTGTACTATTGGCGTATGCGTCGTATACAAGATGCTGGCAGTGGTGTACAAACTGCGGATATGAACTTTAGGTTCTTTCCTTGTTTAGTAGCAGGATTAGCTTATTATATTGCTATGAAACTACCTGAAATGATGGATCGCGTACCTATGTTAAAAGCTGTATATGATGAGCAGTTTGAACTTGCAGCAGGGGAAGACAGAGAAAAAACTTCCGCTAGGTTTGTACCGCGTATTGGATACGTGTAATGAGTAACAGGTTTGCTTCTAACAAGATAGCGATAGCAGATTGTGATATTTGTGGTTTTCAGTATAAACTACGAGAACTAAAAGATTTAATCGTAAAAGGTACAAATACACATTTAAAAGCGTGTAAAGAATGCTGGAATGCTGACCACCCACAGTTAAAGTTAGGTGAGTTTCCAGTAGATGACCCACAAGCAATACGTGATCCTAGGCCAGACAGGAGTTTGGGAGAATCAGGAGCAAGTAGTAGTAGAGATATTTATTGGGGTTGGAACCCTGTAGGTGGCGGTAATAGCCCCTATGATCTGACTCCTAACACCCTACAAGCCGTCGGCAGTGTAGGACAAGTAACAGTAACGACTACGTAGGAGATACATTATGGCCCTTAAAGGTAAGCAGTCTAAGATGGACAAGAACAAAGATGGCAAGATTTCTGGTGCTGACTTCAAGATGATGAATGTTGGTGGTAAAGTTAAAAAAGGCTACGCTGAAGGCGGTAAGGTTAAAATACGTGGTACTGGCGCAGCTACTAAAGGGTTGTACGCTAGAGGGCCAATGGGCTAATACATGAACTATACTGAACTAAAAGCTAATATCCAAGACATCTGCGAGAATACGTTCACGGCAGATCAACTTGCTATGTTTACAAAACAAGCAGAGCAGAAGATATATAGTTCGGTTCAGCTACCTGCACTTCGTAAAGTAGATGACGGGCCATTGGCAAATGGAACTAAACTGTTAAGCCTGCCTACTGACTTCTTATACACCTATAGTATAGCTGTCATTGCTAGCGATGGTACGTACTCGTTCTTGCTAAACAAGGATGGTAACTTCTTACGTGAGGCGTACCCTATTGATTCCGCTGCTACTAAAGGGCTTCCTAAGTTTTATTCTTACCAAGGACTAGCATCTAACGGCGTTGCAACTCAATTAGAACTAGCTCCAACTCCTGACGCTAACTACGTAATTGAGCACACCTATGGGTATTATCCTGAGTCTATAGTAACCGCAGCTACTAGTTGGTTGGGCACACACTTTGATTCTGCGTTGTTAAATGGCGCTCTAATAGAAGCTATACGCTTTATGAAAGGTGAGCAGGACATTATAGCCAACTACGAGAAGCTATTTATACTGTCTATAGGATTATTAAAGAACCTAGGTGATGGTAAACTACGTCAAGATACATACCGTTCTGGGCAGTATAGAACCCCAGTCAGTTAAGGAACTATTAGATGTCAATAGCACAAACAATGTGTACTTCGTTTAAAGTTGCTCTTCTAGATGGAGAGATGGACTTTAGTAGTAACACAAACCAAACATTCAAGATCGCGTTGTTTACATCTGACGCAACTCTAGACGCAACTACGCTCGCCTACGCTGTTACTAACGAAGCATCAGGCACAGGATACACTGCGGGTGGAGAAACGCTTACTATAGCTACTAACTCTACATCTACAGATACCACTGCATATATTAACTTTTCTACGGTATCATGGAATAATTCTAGTATTACTGCTCGTGGAGCACTTATATATAGATCGTCAGGTACTGGCAATAACGCCATAGCGGTGTTAGATTTTGGTTTAAACAAGACAACCGCTAACGCAAAGTTTGAAATAACATTCCCTGCGGCAGATAAAAATACCGCTATCATACGGATAGCTTGAGGCTAAATAAATGGCAACGCAATATACTTCAGTTTTAAAACTAGCCCTACCTACACAGGGAGAACTTAGTGGTGCGTGGGGTAATGTAGTAAACGACAACATTACCTCTATGATAGAGCAGGCCATAGCCGGACTAGCGGTAATAAACACATGGTCAAGTAATTCGCATACCTTGACTTCCGCTAACGGTGTTACGTCTGAGTCTCGCTGTGCAATGTTATCTCTAGTCGCTGCTAGTGGCGCTCCTTCCGCTGCCGCGTCCGTAATCTGCCCCGCACTTGCTAAAACGTATATTGTTAAGAACTCCTCTGGGCAAGCGGCTACACTAAAAACAGCAAGTGGATCGGGCATCGCCGTACCTAACGGTAAGTCTATGTTGTTGTTCTGTGACGGAACTAACGTAGTTGAAGCAGTAGACCACGTAGTAACCATGTCCGCAGGTACACTGACTATTACTGGACTTACTACTTTTGCATCTTTAAAAGGCGCTGACTCAACAACAGTCACGGGCATCCTTGATGAAGATAATATGGCCTCTAACAGCGCCGTTAAATTAGCTACTCAACAGTCAATCAAAGCGTATGTAGACTCGCAGGTAGACACTGTTGACTCCTTAGCAGAAGTCCTAGCACAGGGTAATACTTCTGGCGGCACAGATATTGCAGTATCTACCGACGATAAAGTCCAATTCCGTGATGCCGCAATCCACATTAGCTCTAGCGCTGATGGGCAGCTTGATATTGTTGCAGATACAGAAATACAGATCGCTGCTACTACTGTTGATATTAATGGCGCTGTGGCACTTAACGGTGCGATTACAGGTGCTACTAACATCACATTAAGTGGTGAGCTTGATGCAGCTACAGGTGACTTCTCAGGTGCAGTAGATATAGATGGCGCTCTAGACGTTGCAGGAACTACAAACCTAGATGTCGTGGACATTGATGGCGCTGTAGATATGGCCTCTACGTTGACCCTAGCGGGCAATGCAGACTTTAACGGCGATCTAGATGTAGACGGTACAATAGAGTTTGATGCTCTATCTGGCACAGGCTCCGTAACGGTCACAGACATCCTTGACGAAGACAACATGGCTTCTAACAGTGCTACCGTCTTAGCTACTCAGCAGTCTATTAAGGCTTATGTAGATGCGCAAGTAGACACCGTTGATACACTGGCTGAAATTCTGGCTATTGGTAACACCACTACTACCGATCAAAAAATACAGTTCCGTGACACTGGAATCTATATTAACTCTAGCGCCGATGGTCAGCTTGATATTGTTGCAGATACAGAGATTCAGATAGCGGCTACTACTATTGATATTAATGGCGCGATTAACGCAAGCGGCGAGATCATTGCGGCTTCTTTAGACATTTCGGGTGCTATAGATGTAGCAGGAACTACTAACCTTGATGTTGTGGACATTGATGGCGCTGTAAACATGGCAACCACTGCTCTTGTCACAGGTGTGTTAACTACTACAGCGGCTACTGTATTTAACGGGGGCTTTGCTTCTAATGCGGTTTCTACTATTTCTACTGCTGATAACGCCACACAGCTTACTCTTATATCTACAGACGCTGACTCTGCTGCTGGGCCAGTATTAGAGTTATATAGGAACGCTAGCAGTCCGGGAGATAACGACTTAGTTGGAGAAATAAACTACCAGTTTCAAAACGACGGGGACGAAAAAACAATAGGGCTTAAACTTAGTGGCGTTCTTTTAGATGCTAGTAATGGTACTGAAGATGGTGGTTTTACTTTAGAAACAATGACTGGTGGAACACTACGATCTAGGATAGAAACAACTATTACTGAAGTAGTATTTAACGAAGACAGCCAAGACCTAGACTTCCGCGTTGAAACTGATGGCGTAACAGATGCCTTATTTGTTGATGGCGGTAACAATAATGTTCAAATCGGTACAGGCGCAGACTTTGTTACAAACACAGCAGGAACAAGCAACTTCCGCGCAGGTGTCAACGCAGGTAACAGCATTGCAAGCGGTGGTAATTATAATGTTGTCGTGGGCGATGAGGCAGGTACGGCTCTGACTACGGGTGACGGTAATGTTGCTGTGGGCTTTGATGCCCTAAAGACTGAAGATGCAAATGGCTTTAATACAGCCATTGGTTTT